CATTAACATGCAGGTCGGGTAAAAATGCTTTAAGCACCACATATAAAAAACCGTAAGCATTTTTTACTGTTTTCGGGTTTCTGCCTATTGAATACTCGTTAATCCATAACTGTATAAGTTCGGCATTGAATTTTTTTATGGGTAGACTATGGTATTCACTAAAGGCATTATTTATAAGATGTTTGTACTCAGTAAGAGTTGTAGGTGATAATACATTTGATTTCATGTCACAGTATTTATACATTGCGTCCTTTAAAGTTATATCCGGTTTTTTTGTTTCTACTTTAGTTTTATCCATTCTGTAAGCTGCTGCTAAATATTCCGCTTCCTTAGCTGAATCAGCAGTAAAAGACTTGTAATGCTCAATGCCTTTGCTATCTTTATAATCATACACTTTACATCTCCATCTTCCGGATGGAAGTTTTCTTGCCTTAGCCATAAATAGCCCTCCTTATTTTGCATATAAAAAGAACACCTATTCAGGATTGAATGAGGTGTCCTAGTGTGATACAATAACTGTTGAATGTTCTTGTGCTGACCACACAGGACTTGTATTTGGTCATACCCTTGCATTGCGCCAACAGTGCAGGGGTGTTTTTTATTATTCATATTTAATTCTTGTATTTTTTATTAATGGTGTATTCTCTTACAGAAATTATAAGCTCATCAAGAAAATTTAGGAGTATTATTGATTTGCTTTTCAGATCTGATATAGAGGAATTCTCCAAAGCATCTGCAAATGAGACAGATCCGTGTGCTAAGTTGTTCCTATTGGTCTTTATATTGCCTAAGATATCTGATCTAAAATTGGTTTTTGTAAAAGTTATACCGTGGGAGTCAAAAATTTTAATTAAAGCTTTATCATCTAAATTACCACCTGTGATAGTATCTCTAGGATTTAAGGCTATAATCTCTTGATTGATAACTGAATCTAATATACATTTACTCTTTGTAAGTAAAGTATCAAAACCGGCGCTGCTCTTATTGGCATCATTTAGCTTTACCTTATGCCAGATTGTTTGTATTTTTTCACTTACATCAATGTAAGATAAATTATTTCTTGAAATTTCAGTATAAAGTTCCTCAAGAAGACCAGACACTGTATATTCCAATATGTTATAAAGCATAAGCGAAAAGTTTGACTTTAAAGTGTTAATCAGTGATTGATAAGTTAATTTATTGTCTGTAGAGTGAATGAAGTTATATAATTCACCTTTGTTTTCACTAACTTCTGAATTTTCTACATATTCCATGAAAGTGATAAAGTTCTGTATTTCAAATTTCCTGTTGTTATAAGTATTTGTAAAATCACTCATGAAGCACCTTGTAATAGTTTTTGTTTTACAAAATTTATTCTACCAATCAATTTAGATTTATTATTCGCTGCGTCAGAACTTGTCACTTCGTAGAATTCTTCTCCATCAATCCAACTTGAAACATCGATTATGGGCAAGTGTGGATTTTCTTTTAATGCCGCATATATACCTATAGACAAAGCTTCAAATCTTGCTCTTGGTACGGAATTTGCTTTTGCTGTCTTTCTGAAACCACGATCCCCTAGTATTGATTGTGCGTATTTAAGCATAGATTCAAAATCATTTCTACAAGTTTGGATTATACTGGGATCAGATTCAGCTATCTTATTTTGTGACTCTACATATTTATCAATAAATTTTGCAACATTACCTTTGTATTTACTAAACTGTGGATATGCATTTGAATATGCAAAGAATCTAGCTGCAAGTTCAAAACCTTCATACCTATTTTCAGTTTTCTCGCTCCTAGGAGCCAGTTTTTTAAATAGTTCATTTTCAGCACACTCTTCTAGAAAATCTTTGAATTTACCTAAAAAAGCACCACGACGAATTTCAGCAGCTTCAATTTTAATTCCACCTGAGTTTATTCGTTTAAATATTTCTTGCCTCACTGCTTCAGTGGTACCCTGTTCTAAGTAGACAACTCGAATGTTTGTATTAAGAAATCTTCTTTGGACAGCCGGATCCAATTCTTTAAAAGTAAATCCGTTGGATTCAGTAAGAATTTCTAAATTACTTAATTCTAAATCATTCTGTATGAATTCCACTAGGGTTTGGGTTCTTTGTGCGCCATCAACTATTTCAATTCTGCCATCAGGTGTATCAGAGAAAAACATAAATGGGATAGGCAATCCCATAAGTACAGATTCTATGAAAAAACATTTATCATGCTCTGTCCAAATAAAATTTCGTTGATAACTTAAGGGTATATAAAATTCATCGTCTTTAAAGCGTTTAACCATATAGTCAATTACATAGTCCCTAGTATCATATTTTATATCCTGTCTCTTTTCGCTAATTTGGCTTGCAGACTTTCTAACCAAATCAAACCCCTTTTGTTCTCTGGTCTTAAGCTTTTTGCCCATTTTCTACCTCCTCAAGGTGTTTTTTTATGCTGATTCCGATAGCCTGTCCAAGCATTACCGGCACGGCATTACCTATATGTGCAGCAATTTCTCTTCTACTTGTAGTGTTGCATGGATCATAAAAAATATAATCAGGAGGAAAAGACTGCAATATAGCACCTTCTCTTAATGATATAGCTCTGTCTTGTTCAGGATGCCCGAACCTGCCATTACCGTAACCAAAAAACTGAGTGGTAATAGTAGGAGATGGCTTATCCCATTCCATGCGACCGTATACTGAGGCATATGATAGCCCTGATTCCTTTTTATGGCATATTAACTTTAAATTTTCGTCCCAATCTCTCCATGTTCCACCTTGTTTAGACTGTCTTATTCTTTCTTTATTTATTGGGGAAAGTTTACTTGCGGTGTGGAGAGGATCTGTAACATATGTTTCACCATCCTGTATAGGGGGCAAATTACCTATAAAATCTCTTACAGTTAAATAGCTTTTTTTGTCATAGGTTGGGGGGATCAATGATATGCTCCCTAGCCTTGAAGCAAGGAGTACAAGCCTTTTCCTGCTTTGAGGGACACCGTAAGATGCACAATCTACAACATTAACATCAATGCTATAACCTAAAGAGAGAAGTGAATTTCTAAAGTCATTAAATACCTGTTCTTGCATTAATCCGGGAACATTTTCCATAGAGACAATTTCAGGCTCACAGTCTTTTATAAGAGACTCAAAAGAATATAGCAATGCCCACTTTTCATCTGTATGCCCATTTTTTCGATATCTTCCTGAATATCTTGAAAAGGGTTGGCAAGGAGCACATCCGACAAGAATACGGACATTATTTTCAGGATAATATTTCTCTAAGTCAAATCTGTTTACTTGTGCTATGTCTTTGCATATAAACTCAGCATCATTATTTTCTTCATAAGAGAACCTACAACTTTCATCAATATCAAAACCTGCAACTACAGGTATGCCGGCTAAGGTTAATCCATGAGTAAGTCCACCTATACCACAGAACAAGTCAACTGCAACAATATTCATGTGAGTACCTCCTTTCTCTTTAATCTGTTTGCTAAAATTAATTATATCACATCGCTTTGGAAGGCAATAGCCTTACCAAGTATTCTTATGTTATCAAGTTCCGATTTTGAATATACCAAGTCATCATACTTTGGATTTTCAGCCTTAAGTATGAATAAATCCTTTTCAGGGTAATAGAATACTCTTTTAAGAGTAGCTTCATCATCTATAACAACGGCTGCAATTTCTCCATTGTATACACTTGCTTGCTCTCTTATAAATACTATATCTCCGTCTTGTATTCTAGCATTTATCATACTATCCCCTTTGGCTTTAAGGCAAAAGTCAGCTTGTATATCAGTAGATGCCTCAACATAGCTTTCTCTATCCTCACTCGCAAACCTCGGTTCCCCACATGCTATTTCACCCAGCAAGGGAAACCTTTTCAGCTCTATTGGGTAGATGTTGGGGATATTATCTATTGAAATTTTATCATCTTCGCTATCATATCCCATTAGCCAAAAAATAGGCACTTTTAAAGCTTCAGATAGTTTATCCAAGGCTTGTTGCTTTGGAAAATACCTTCCAGAAAGATAGGAACTTAAAGCCCCTTTTGTGATACCTGTAATTTCACAAAGTCTAGTTTGTGAATATCCAGAGTCATCTACAGCTTGCCTTAACCGTTTTGTTCTTTCATCCATTGTGTACCTCCTTATATTGGACATTATATCATTATTTTTAGTTATGTAAATATTTTTTTTAGAAAAATAAAAAAAACTATTGACAGAGAAAATATATAGACTTATAATTTAGAAAACTAAACAAGAAAGAGGTGAGTAAATGATTTATGACTATAGTAAGTTAATGGGAAAAATTAAGGAAAAGTATAAAACTCAAGCGGCTTTTGCAAAAGAGTTAGGCATGGGAGAATCCACATTAAACCTTAAATTAAATAATAAGACAGAGTGGTCTCAGAATGAAATTATAATGTCATTATCTCTTTTAGGAGTTAATAGTAAATTTGTAAATGATTATTTTTTTTCACATAAAAGTTTAGAAAACTAAACAGATTAACTAAAACCACTTTGAATAACAAGCAGAGGTCATAGGTAACAAAAAAGGAGATATATGACAAGATTTGAAGCATTTAAAAGAATTAGAAATGTAGAGTTTGCCGCTACTATGATGTATGAGATAGTACAAACTTACAAAACTCAGGAAGAGATATGCAAACACTTGCAATCTGAAATTCCAGAAGAACAGCTGCTCGAAATGGTTCAAGCAGCTAAAGAAAAAGGTAATGATTATCCGTTATCTTTTGATGGATTGCAATAGTAGCAACCGTTACTTTTATTTTGAGATAAAAATGTACGAGCTACTTGAGCCATAGAGTAAGAATCACAGTTATGGATATGTTCCGGTTTAATTTTATCTATCTGGCACTGAGGTTTCTCATTGTCAAGGTCATGAATTTCACCGGTAGATTTATTCAAAACAAAACGCAATCCCTTAAAAGGCGGTTTATGTCTACGCATAGTAAAACTCCTTTCAATGTATTTAGGTGCGGCAACACCTATAAGGATATTGTAAGGAAATGAATATTAAAAGTAAACAGGAGGTTTAAGAAAGAGAAGGAATGAAATCAGATAGGAATGTAAGAGTTGAGAAAAAAAGGAGAAATAAAAAATGAGTGAAATAAAAATTTTAAGTAAAACAGCAGCAGAGCAAAACGAGTTTTTCGACTTGAATAAGCCAAGTAATGGCGGTGGATATTCTCAACCGCTTAAGAAAACCACATTTGAGTGGCAAGGAGAAGAGTACGAGTTTGTGTATGATAGTACCTCCTGTGGAGACTTTGGGAGCCGTTTCACAAAGACTCTTTACAAGAACGGAGAAGAACTGGCAGAAACAGAGGTAAATCAAGTAGATAGAAATGAAGTCTACAGGTATGGTTTCCACTGGGACAACCCCTTACACCTTGCCATGCTTCATGCAGGATTGTTAACAAAGTGGGACTTCTATGATGAAGAGGAGGACGAAGAATAATGGCAGCAGCAGGAAGTATATTAGCAGTAATTGTAATGATGAGTATAGCATTTTATATAAATGATCCGGATAAGTAAGGAGGTGATCAAATGCCCAAACTGGCACAAAGCAGAGAACAAAAGCAGGATGCTGAACTCAAAGGCATTCTTGGAAGAATACAGGCTACTTATAGCAAAACTGACAAAGAAATGGCAACTTTACTGGGATGTTCTGAAAAGACATACAGGAAAAGAAGTAGGCAGCCGCATACCTTTACTTTAATAGAACTTAGACGGCTTAATAGTAAGGGTTGGCTGACAAATGAGGAAAAAATAAAAATATTTTAGGAGGAAGATATGAAAGCAGAAATATCAAGGATTGTAAAAAGCATATATACATATAAAGATTTATGCAACTTACTACACCTTGCTTGTGAGTATAGAAACTTCAATATCGTAGGTATAGCCGGACTGATAGCAGAAGTAAATAATTTATTTTCCATAGATTGCACAGATGAATTAAAACCTAATGAATATCGGAATTATACAAATAAATTTCTTAATATGCTTTATGAAAAGTACTCTGAGAAAACTAAAGAGTTCTTACATGATTATCTTCGTTTAAGAGATAAAGCTTTAAAGAAATAGATAGGGATTGAGAAGATTAGAAGATTTTTTTAGAAGGAGATTACTTATGTATATAGAGTCAGAATGTGTTGTTAATATATGCGCACCGGGTAGAAAGCACATAAAAACAGAAGTGTGTGAGGAAGGTAAAAGAACTATATTTACTATAACCTTTGAGGCTGTAGAACCCAAGGAGTTGCAGATACCTGAATTTATGAGAAACAGAGAGGTATAACTATGGCGGTGGCTAAATATTCAGGCAACATGAGACAAACCGGAATAGGCATCAAGGAGCTTAAGCAAATAGTCAAGCTTGGTGACAGGTTTGATTACACTTATGAGTCTTTTTGTTCTGAAGATTTTACAGACGGTTCAAAACCTAAAAAGAAAACAGAAATGGTAGTAGTCACTAAATTATACCCTGATCTAGTCAAGCTTAAAGTAATAAGGACAGGTAAGGAAATGATAGTAAGCTTTTCAGATATACTGCTTTACAGCAATAAAAAGAGCTTACAGCCTTTTAAGGAAGATAAGCTGTAAGCCAAACAAATAACCAAGGTGATTGTATCACAGATAAGAGGTAAATAAAAGATAAATATGGAAAAATTAATTATAAAAAAACAAAGGTACAGGAGTACAGATAACCACTACAGAGTTAGAGTGGACAGTGTTGCTAAAGAGATAATAGAAGACATATCAGAAAGAACTAATCTGTGTGAAAGAGAAGTTGTGTCTATGATGATCAAGTATGCTAAGGATTATGTGGAGATAATATAAGGAGGTTTTATGTCAATAAAAATAAATAAGCTGGAAATTGAAAATGTAAAACGAGTTAAGGCTGTGAAGTTAGAGCCATCGGCAAACGGTCTTACTATAGTAGGAGGAAATAATAACCAGGGAAAGACTTCCGTACTTGATGCTATAGCATGGGCTCTGGGCGGAGATACTTACAGACCTTCTCAACCTTCAAGAGAGGGTTCGGTTACACCACCATACATGCACTTAGTGTTAAGCAATGGTTTGATAGTAGAGCGTAAGGGTAAAAATAGCGACTTAAAAGTAATAGATCCTAGAGGTGAGAAAGCAGGTCAGCAATTACTTAACAGCTTTATAGAAAAACTTGCACTTGATCTACCTAAGTTTATGGAAGCAAGTGATACAGAAAAGGCTTCCACGCTTCTAAATATTATAGGAGTAGGCAAGGAACTTGTAGAAATAGAGGAGCAGGAAAGGAATGTATACAACGAAAGACTTGCCATAGGAAGAATAGCGGATCAGAAAAAGAAGTTCGCTGATGAACAAGAGTATTTTCCTGATGCACCTAAAGATTTAATATCCGCTTCTGAACTGATTCAGCAACAGCAAGAAATACTTGCAAGAAATGGTGAGAATCAGAGGAAAAGAAATAATCTTGCTATTATAAGTAATCAAAAACATAGGCTATCGGATGAGATAAAGTTACTTGAAGGGCAAATAGCCGAATTATATACAAGACTTGATGAAAAAAAGCAGAGTTATGAAAAGGTGGTTAAAGATGAGGAAACTGCACAAAAAACAGTAGCAGAGCTTATAGACGAGTCTACAGAAGAGCTTGAAAAAAACCTTGCTCATATAGAAGAGATAAATAGAAAAGTAAGAATAAATTTTGATAAGGATAAGGCTGAAGAAGATGCGCTTGATTATAAGAATAAATATGACAGCCTTACAGAGCAGATAAGCAAAATAAGACAATCTAAACAGGATCTACTCAACAATGCAGCTTTGCCGTTACCGGAGCTTACTGTAATAGAGGGTAAGCTAAAGTATAAGGGGCAGGAATGGGACAATATGTCCGGATCGGATAGGCTTAAAGTGTCTACAGCTATAGTTAGGAAGCTTAATCCTGAATGTGGCTTTGTGCTTATAGACAAGTTAGAACAAATGGACTTAGATACACTAAAAGAGTTTGGTGAGTGGTTGGAACAGGAAGGCTTACAAGCCATAGCAACAAGAGTAAGTAAAGGAGATGAATGCTCTATCATCATAGAAGACGGATACAGCAGCCATATAGAAAATAAAGAGACAGTTACACCGAAGTGGAAGAAAGGGGAATTTTAATGCAAGTAACTAAAGGGAAAATAGATAAGGCTAAAAAAGTAGTCATATACGGCGCAGAAGGTATAGGCAAGTCAACACTTGCAAGTAAGTTCCCGGAAGCCGTATTTATAGATACAGAAGGAAGTACTAACACCATGGATGTTGCCAGACTTCCTAAACCTGAAAGCTGGTCATATCTACTGGAAGAACTTGAATACATAAAAGCTAATCCGGGAGTGTGTAAGACTTTGGTAATAGATACTATAGACTGGGCAGAAGCTATGTGTGTAGAAGCTGTATGCGCAAAACATCAAAAAAGGGGTATAGAGGACTTTGGTTATGGCAATGGTTATGTATATGTCAGGGAGGAAATAGGGAAATTTCTTAATAAACTTTCAGACATAATAGATGCAGGTATAAATGTAGTACTGACTGCTCATGCTCAGATGCGTAAGTTTGAACAGCCGGATGAGATGGGTGCCTATGACAGATGGGAGCTAAAGCTTGGTAAAAAGACCAGTTCGCAAACCTCGCCGCTGGTAAAAGAATGGGCTGATATGGTTCTGTTCTGTAATTATAAGACCAGTGTGGTAAATGTAGACGGACAAGGTTCACAAAAGGGCAAGAATAAGGCACAAGGGGGCAAGAGGGTAATGTACACATCTCATCATGTATGTTGGGATGCTAAGAACAGATTTGATTTACCTGAAGAGATAGATATGGATTTTGAAGCTATAAGACACATATTTACTACAGGTACAAAAGCAACAATACAGCAAAAAACAGAAGAAGCCCCAAAAGAAGAGCATATAAGTGAGCAACAAAATATAGAAACTCCGGTTGTTAAAGAAGAACCGCAGACGATTAAAGAAGTAGCTAAAGAAGATAAAGAAGAGTTACCGAAATATACTGTTAATGAGGAAGTGAAAGATAATAAGATAATTAACAGGTTTTTATCAAAGAAGGAAAATATACCTAAAGCACTTATAGATCTGATGGAAAAAGATGATTTCAACGAGTGGAACATACAAGATGCCTGCTTTGCAAAGGGGTATTTCCCTAAAGATACACTTATACAAGATATGCCTGAAGATTTTGTTCAAGGAGTTCTTATAGGTGCTTGGGAGCAAGTTAAAAAAGTAATGCAAAAACAGATAGAAGATGCGGAAGTTATATTCAAGTAAAAGAAAGGATAATATAAGAAATGTCAGATAATTCAAATTTAGGATATGAACTGAACTGGGATGATGAAATTTCACAAGAATCGGAGTTTGAAATTCTTCCGGAAGGAGAATACTCATTTAGTATCACTAAGATGGAAAAAGCCAGATATGACGGCAGCGAAAAGATGGCAGCCTGCAATGTTGCAGTTATCTATCTGAAAGTAACTAACGAGGAAGGGTTATCCGGTAGTGTTATAGAAAAGCTTTACTTAAACAGCAAAGCAGAGTGGAAACTGTCTCAGTTCTTTACTTCAATAGGACAAAAGAAAAAAGGTGAACCGCTAAAGCCCAGATGGAATGAGGTTACAGGTGCTACAGGTAAACTTAAACTTACCATCAATAAGTATACGGATAAAGACGGCAATAGCAAGGAGAATAACAGAGTAGACTCATTCTTGCCACATGAGATGAAAACATATCAAGCAGGAGCGTTTTAAATGAATATAACACTTAGACCATATCAGGAAGAAGCGCGTACTAAGATAAAAGATGAATGGGATAAAGGGAATAAAAAGACCTTACTTGTTCTACCTACCGGATGTGGCAAGACTATAGTATTTGCTATGATTGCGGCAGATATGGTTAAAAAGGGGAAAAGAGTTTTAATACTCGCCCATAGAGCGGAGTTATTAGAACAAGCAGCCGATAAGATAAGAAAATCTACAGGGCTTATATGCTCTGTAGAAAAGGCTGAAGAAAGTAGTATAGGTTCATGGTTTATGATAACTGTAGGTAGTGTGCAGACACTACAAAAAGAAAAAAGACTATCAAGATTCAGTAATGAACATTTTGATGTGATTATAGTAGATGAAGCTCATCATTGCATATCAGACAGTTATCAAAAAGTGCTTAATTACTTTAATACTGCTAATGTGTTAGGAGTTACTGCAACACCTGACAGGGGTGATATGAGAAATTTAGGGCAGTATTTTGAAAGCCTTGCCTTTGAATACACCTTACCCAAGGCAATTAAAGAAGGGTACTTAAGTCCAATCAAGGCCCTTACTATACCGCTTAAATTAGACCTCTCAGGTGTGGCTATGCAGTCGGGAGATTTTAAAGCCAGTGACTTAGGTACAGCTTTAGATCCTTATTTGGAACAGATAGCTAAAGAGATGAGTAATTACTGTAAATGTCGAAAGACAGTAGTGTTTTTACCGTTAGTTAAAACAAGTCAGAAGTTTACAGAGTTACTTAATCAAGCAGGTTTTAAAGCAGCGGAAGTTAACGGCAACAGTGATGACAGAGCCGAAATACTGAAAGATTTTGATGAAAACAAATACAATGTTATATGTAATTCCATGCTGCTGACAGAAGGCTGGGACTGTCCGTCCGTAGACTGCGTAATAGTACTCAGACCTACTAAAGTAAGAAGGTCGTGGAACAAGACTTTATCCGGGAAAAGAAAACTTATTGTTGCTCGATTTTCTTTGGCATACCGAAAGGCATGAACTTTGTCATCCGGCGCATCTTATTTGTGAAAATGAAGAAGTAGCCGAGATAGTTACAAAGAAGTTGGAAGATAATCCGGGCGAAGCACTGGATCTTGAAGTTATGGAAAAAGAAGCAGCTCAGGATGTAGTAGCTCAAAGAGAGGAAGCACTGGCAAAAGTCCTTGAAGAGATGAAAAAAAGAAAGAAAAAGCTGGTAGATCCTTTGCAGTTTGAAATGAGTATACAAGCAGAAGATCTATCCGGTTATGTACCTGCATTCGGTTGGGAAATGGAACCGGCTTCAAAAGAGCAGGTAAAGGCTTTAGAAAAGTTCGGTATATTCCCTGATGAAATAGAATGTGCAGGAAAAGCAAGCTTGATACTTGATAAATTAAATAAAAGAAAAGAAGCAGGACTTACTACACCGAAACAGATAAGATTTTTAGAGCAAAAAGGATTCAGGCATGTTGGAACATGGGAGTTTGGGCAAGCTAAAAATCTGATAGACAGAATAGCAGCTAACGGTTGGCATGTTCCGGCGGGTATAGCACCATCAAAATACAGTCCGAAAGAGGTCGTATAGTATATGGATATAAAAGGATTGCTTAATTATATAAATCCGGCAGACCTTTCATATCAAGAATGGGTAAATGTCGGAATGGCATTAAAAAAAGAGGGTCTTACAGCCTATGATTGGGATAATTGGAGTAAAAACGATAGTAGGTATAAGACCGGTGAATGTTACAAAAAATGGGATACATTCAATGGGTCTTCAAATATGGTAACAGGAGGAACTATATACGAATATGCCGTAAGGGGTGGTTTTACTCCTGAAACTTCAGGTACCGGATATGCGCTTGATTGGGATGACATTATCACTCGTGATGATGAAAAAACTATAGTAGATCAAGGTTATATAGAAGAACATGATATTCCTGAACCTAAAAATTGGGAACCTAAAGCTGAACTTATAAAATACTTGGAAACCCTGTTTCATCCTGACGAAAATGTAGGATATGTCACATCAGTATACGAGATGGATGGCAGGCTTAGCCCGACTAAAGGACATTGGGACAGAACAGCTAAGGAACTTATTGAAAAACTTAAAAACTGTGAAGACATAAGCTATGTTATAGGGGATTGCAATGCCCAAGCCGGTGCTTGGATAAGGTTTAATCCATTAGACGGTCAGGGTAATGTAATTGATTTCAGGTATGCATTAGTAGAATCCGACAGCTTAAGCATCGGAAAACAGTATGCAATTATGAAAGAATTGGAGCTTCCTATAGCTACATTAACACATTCAGGCAAAAAATCACTCCATGCCATTGTAAAGATACAGGCAAAGGATTTACAAGAGTATAAGGCAAGAGTTGATTTCTTATACAAGATATGCGATAAGAACGGATTAAAGATAGATACACAGAATAAAAATCCCTCAAGATTATCTCGTATGCCCGGGGTTACCAGGAACGGAGCAAAGCAGTTTTTAATAGCTACCAACATAGGCAAATCAAGTTTTAATGAAGGGGAGGAATGGGTAGAAGCCATTAATGATAATCTACCTAATCCTGAAGACTTAAGTGAAGTGTGGGACAATATGCCGCAGCTTGCTGATTGTCTTATAGAAAATGTGCTTAGAAAAGGGCATAAAATGTTGATAGCGGGTCCATCTAAAGCAGGGAAATCATTTGCACTCATACAGCTTACTATAGCTATAGCAGAAGGCTATAAATGGCTTGGATTTAACTGCACTAAAGGTAAAGTGCTATATGTCAATTTGGAGCTTGATAGGGCTTCTTGCCTGCACAGATTCAAGGATGTATATACAGCCATGGGCATTGCTCCAAATAACTTAAACAATATAGATATATGGAATTTAAGAGGTAAATCGGTACCGCTTGATAAGCTTGCTCCTAAGCTTATAAGGCGTGCTGAAAAGAAAAACTATACCGCTATAATCATAGATCCGATTTACAAGATCATAACAGGTGATGAGAATTCGGCTAATCAGATGGCGGAGTTTTGCAATCAGTTCGACCTTATATGTACTTCACTTAAAGCAGCTACTATATATTGTCATCATCATTCAAAAGGTTCACAAAGCGGTAAGAAGTCTATGGATAGGGCT